TGTTAGACAATACACCAGAAATGAAATCATCGGACCTGTATATCTCGTAAGTGATGAAGAGATTAGAGATCTGGAAACTTTGCCATATAAAAAAATTCGTGGGGTTGGAGTCTAAATAAATAAAAAACTGTGTATAATGGCGGAAAGAACAGTAGTAAAAACCGGTGGATCTTTAAGAAATACATTGAATAATCAAAATGTCTTTTTAGATTTTGAATGGACATACGAACTGGACGAGGAAAAGAAAAAATATTTGGGTTTAGATTCCGAGTCATCTGCTCGCAGTTATATCTTACAAGAAATAGAAAGAGATTATCCTCCCGGTATTCCTTTTTATAGTCAAGAAGATAAGTTAGGAGTTGCAGAGTGGAAAAAATTAAAAGATTCTGAGACAACAAGTCCTGGAGGTAAACCTCTTGCATTCGAAAAAGATGGCAAGAAATTTATTGTAATATCAGAAATATTTAATGGGAGAGAAGGAAAAACTGAAGTTGTATTTAACAGCAAATGGTTCGAATCTAATACATCCGTAGCAGGATTTGAACCTAGAAATATTAAAAATTGGGATCGTGTACACAATGAACTTTCTATATACGAAAATGGAAAATCAAGTGATGTATTTGAATCTTTAGAAAGACATAGAATTTCTTCAGTTAGCTCTGATGTGGACAATCTATATCAGAATTTTTCTGGTGTGCCAATTATTCCTGAAGGCGACATTAAGACTTCAGTCGGTTTTAGTAAATCTCCTGCTCCTGCTGAAGATCGACCAGAAGCAGATGAAAATCCTGAAGCAGTAGATAGAAAACCAGAACCTCCTCCAGTTCCTCAACAAACCACTAAAGATTCAAAAAAATTTGAATTAAAACAGGATTTGTATTATCCAATTGATATGGATGTAAAACATACAGATTATCTTTTAATAAAAATTGTAGAGTATAAACCTGCAGGAGGATCACAAGGCAATTACATAAGAAGTCAAGGGAACTTTCCAAATGATTTAACTGGCGGGGTATTCGGTGGGACTTCAAATGACCCTTTAACTAAGGACTTCTTTGATAGTTTTCAAAAATCAGTTCCAGGACAAGGTGATTTTAAGTATAATCCTAGTGGAATAGATTTTGGAGCAACTTCACGAAATAAAAATGACATTGTTGATATTACTCCCAGAAATATAAAATCTCTTCAAAATCTTATATTTTTACCTATGCCATCAAATATTCAAGATGGTAACTCTGTAAGTTTTGGAGATAATAGTTTAGATGCATTAGGTGCTAGTCTGGCAGGTGTTGCTGATATAGGTATAGCACAAATAACTAAAGCTATTTCTGGTGATGAAACTGCCATGAATCAACTTGTGATTGCATTAGACAACAAATTTGATAATATTTCTCCAACAGCGAGAAGAATGATATTAGATAGTCTTAAGGCACAAGCAGCAAATTTAACTGGTGTTTCGAATGCATCTTTCCAATCTTTACTTACAAGAGAAACTGGAAGTATTTTAAATCCAAACAAAGAACTTTTATTTAATGGCGTAAGTTTGAGAACATTTAGATTTTCATTTAAACTTACACCTAGAAATAGGAAAGAAAGTGAAGAAGTTAGAAGAATTATTAGAAGGTTGAAACAAAATATGTCACCAAAAATTGGTAAATTAGATGGAAGTAACTTTAGTTCTACTACAAATAAATCTGGACACTTTTTAAAAACTCCAAACGTATTTGAGTTGCAATATATGAACGGAACTGGTCCTCATCCATTTTTAAATTATTTTAAAACTTGTGCTCTTACTGATATGAGTATGAAATATACGGGTGAAAATACATACTCCACATATGATGATGGTACTCCAACCTCTATGATTATGGATTTAACATTTAAAGAATTAGAACCAATTTACAATCAAGATTATGATCTTCCTGGTAATGGAGCAGCAAATCGGACCAGTGGAGAAAATAATAAAGACCAAGTATCACAAACAGTAGGTTACTAATATGGGATATTTTAGAGAACTTCCAGAATTACAATATCAATCTTTTCTTAAAGATAGATTATCCACAGAAGATTACATCGTAGTTAAAAACTTCTTTAGAAGAATTAAATTACGTGATGATTTACAAAGTATTTTTACTTTATTCAATAAGTATGTCATCTTGGATGGAGAAAGACCTGATACTTTAGCAGAAAAGTTTTTTGGTGATTCTTCATTGGATTGGGTAGTTATGATCAGTGCAGGAATTATTAATGTATATGATGAATGGCCGTTATCAAATCATGATTTATATAATTTTGTTGTCGATAAATATGGAGTTGAAAATGTAAGTGGTATTCATCACTACGAAACAGAATTGGTTGTTGATTCATCAAACAGATTAATTCTTAAAAGTGGTTTAATCGTAGATGCTGATTTCACCATTCCAAATCCTGATGATTATTCTCTGACTTTAAATCCTGTAAATGGTATTACAAATTTAGAATATGAAACTTTAAAAAATGATAAGAAACGAGAAATCTATGTCCTAAAATCAAATTTCTTAGAAGACTTTATAGAAAACACTCGTTCTCTTATGAGATATCAAAAATCATCAGAGTATATCAACAATCGTTTAATTAAAACTGAAAATACTAAAGTTACTCAATTAGACTAAAAAAGGGGAGGTTTCCCTCCCCTTTCATATCAATCCTCTGCAAGTTTCTGGAAATAACTCAGAGCATCATCATCGTCATCATTAGAAGACGGTGTGATATCTGGATCATTGAAACCACCAGTGCTACTCAGAGAATTCAGTTCTTCCTTCATTGATTGTGGCATAGGATTGCTATCGCCACGATTCTGACGGCGGAACTCTTCCTCTTCCTCAATCGTTTCTTGATCTTGGAACTTAGGAGTGCCTTTGATACCAAGAACATAATCAAGGCGCTTCTTCAGATCATCATAGGACTTGAACTGATCGGGAGCAACAAACTCTTCCAGAGAATACTCCTTCTTCCAGATTGCCTCCATGGCATCATCATCGTCCAGAAGTGCATCTTGACGTGCAAACTCAGAAGAGTCGTAGTTACGATAACCGGCAACGTTCTTTGCCTTCAGTTTGAAGTTAGCACCCTGCCAGAAGTCGAACGGATCGATTGCTTCCTCGTCCTCGAACTCAGGTTGCATTGCGGCAGTGATCTTATCAAAGATCTTCTTACCGAACTTATACAGCATCACCCGACCTTCATTCTCAGGATTGGCAGGATCTTTGACAACATAGATGTTAGCAACATAAGTCAGTTTACGCTTCTGCTTACGTGCTGCATCCTTGCCAGCATCAGTGCCGTTGTTCCACAGCATCGTGTTGTATTCGGACACAGGATCTTTCTGACCCAGAGTAGTCAGAGAGTTCTCGATGTACCAACCACCAGGACCCTGGAAGGCATGAGAATACAGTTTGACGAACGGCAGATCTTCGCCGTTAGGTGCAGGCAGGAAACGGATAACAGCATAACCGTTGCCGCTCTTATCGCATTCAAGTTTCCAGAGACGATCATCTCCAGAACTGCCTGATTTGTTCATCTTATCGACTTCTTTGACCAGTTTCGCGGTCAGAGAACCCAGTTTGGATTGCTTTTTAAGGTCTGCGAATGACATTTGGATTACCTCGGATTAGTTGGATTTGGGTGATTTACTCGGATAGTATAGCAAGGATCTGCTCAGGCGTCAACGTAGTCCCTGAGAGATTGAATTGTGGCTTTCATACTATTGAATAAGTTTTGCATATCAGTCTCTGGTGGGAAACCCATCATAGCAACTGATTTGCGAAGATTCTCTTTCATTTCAATCGCGTTTGGATCGTCCGAAAGAGAAAGTCTAGTATACATCACTTGTTGCTTTTCTAGCAAGTTCTGAAGTATTTCAATATGTTCAAGTTTATCTTCACGGGTCATTGAACTAAAAGCCAAAAGACTTCCATAAATTTTTTCTTGAAGACGATTGATTTCATTCAGTTCTTCCTGAATGATATCGGATTTGAAAAAATCACTCATTTACAATTTCCCTTAAAATTTTTTTAAACTTGAATACATCAATATTTATGAAGGGCAAATATTTTTTGATCTTCAAACTAACTGTTTCCCATACCGGATCTTTTAGTTTTTTATCAAATTCAGAACGAAAAGAAAAAATCTTTTCGAAGATAGAAAATGTTTCAAGACTTATTTCTCCGCCAAGAAATTTTTTTAGAATGATTGGGTGTCCTTTCGAACAATCGAATAGATTCTCTAATTCGTTGTTCAAGAGTAATTCGCTGCTTTGTTCTTTGAACAAGTAAGT